CGGCGGTCGTAGCGAAGGGCATCAGGCTGTTTGCGCATTGATGCCGAGATACGCTTCCAGTCTTCGCGGTCGTTGTCGATAACTTCATTTTTTGCCCAGCGATGGATGCTGCCGTCAATGTTTCCGGCATCCACATCACCAGGCCAGAGAGCGTAGGCCAGTTCGTCATCCAGTGTTTTCCATGTCTGCTTGTATTCGCGATGAATGGCAGCAATGACCGGGCTGATTTTTCCTGTTGAATTTTCAGTGTGCTGTTGATTGGTTCTGGCGCGGGCGAGATCAACAACAGACGTGTATTTGTTTCCTTGCGTTCACCTTCGCGACGTTTTTTCCAGATGCGCATCTCTGCCTGAATTTCGGGCCATTTGGCACCAGGCTTACATTTATGCTTAACCCACCCGATGGCATGCAGCTTAAGCTCCGGATACATGGCGTTAACTTCTGGCATTTTCATCAACGCTTCAACGATATGTCCGTCGAATGTTGCCATGTCTTCCTGCAACAATTCCTGTGCGCTAATAACCATATCAACGGTGATGTTTTCACATGTGTCGAACTTAACCATGACAGCGTTCTGTACTTCAGGGGCCAGCTTGTCAAAAGTGACGTTCATCGGATCTGATTCAGTCTCAACCGGAACAAAGGAAGCAGACTCCTCATCCCAGCGGTTTTCCTGCATATATTCAGCATCCCATGAATCGAGGGCAGGGCGGGGTATGCCAGGTTTATCCTCGCAGATAATAAATTTATAAGCGCAGTCCTGAGCAGCCGGATAATGTTCCAGGAATTGCCAGTGAAATTTTGCTCGAGCACGGCGTTCGTCGCCAGCTTCAATAGCTGTGGCTACAGCCACAGCGCCTTCTTCCCTTGTTGCCAGTTCGTCAGGAATGGCGGCGCAAATAAAGACTTTACTCATTTTGTTTTAACCTCATGACAGATTTAAGGATGAACAAATCCCTGCCATTGCTGGCATATAAGAATGAAACCGGATATTTATTACGGAACTGTTTTAAAGACCTGCCGGGATTTCGATATTATCCTGGTGAATAACTTTATCTACCGGGTAACAGTTACCGGGAATTTTCTGTTCGGTTGCTGCAGTCATACACTCCTGCATTGTCCTGTGAACACTGACTGCAATATCAACTGGCTCTCCGGAAACAAGAAAAACTGTCAGAACAAGTGCAAATGCTGTATTCATTGCCAGCATCCTTTTTGTATCGGACGTAAACGGGCCAACATTGAAAGAATGCATATTTTATTTAATAGCTCCCGTTCGTGTTTTCTCTTGTTAATGGCATCTTCAGTAAATACAGGGTTACTGATAGTGACACCAATTTCAAAACAACCTTCAGACGTATTAACGTTTGGTAATAACGTTTTCATTATCGCGCCCTCAACAATGAGTTTTGTGATGCGGTGCCTGGTGCCTCCAGGTGACGTTAACCAGTTAACAACTAACGCCGGATACAGAGAATCCAACCATAACACTGTTTTTGGTTTTAACTGTTCCGCGTGCGCTTAGCCGCATTCACCGCATCACAAAATTCACTTTAAAAAGGGCGGCAGAGCAGTCACGGAGTAAAACTGATACCGCCAAACGTCACCAGAAAATTGATAACAGAGGGCGTTGCAGCGGGGTTGTCACTTAAGCGTATGGTCAACCTGACAACCCGGTGTCCTCAACGGGGGAAGGAATAACCCCGCCATACTTACCGCCGCGCCATTTCGCGGATTGCCACAACCAGAAGCGCACGGTCGAAGAAATTTAACGACAAGACTTATATGCAAAGGGATCTCGCCGTGCGCTTTCGTGTTATGCCCTGACTTTTCAGGGTAAATTAACCTGTGGAAACCTGTTTTTACTGGCGCTAATCAGTTAGCGTTTCTGGCTAACCAGCGATGCGCGGCAGCTTCGGTTTTAAACGTTTTACTTTTGGTATACGTCATCGCGGTAAACGTGCCGTCCTGATTGGGAAACACGCCACATACCAGAGATTCGTTGTTGCCAAGCTCGATAGTATCCATGCTGACCTCATTTCCCCTTAACGCTGGGGTAGCGGAACTAAAAACCTGCTGCGCTGTTATACAAAGTGTTCCCGCCGTCATGTTCATACGCCTCGGGCTGGCTACTTAATCCCTGACCACTGCCGGGTAACTCTAGGTATTGCCCTGTATTGTGTGGGACGGGATGGATTGGTATGGGAAAACTATAGGAAATGCCTAATTGCTTGTCAATAGGCTATGCCTAATGATTTGGGTGCGACCTAATAGGTGATGGTTTGTGGGAGAGGTAGTAGGAGTTAACTAACGGGAACTAGGAATTTCCCGTCGGACCATATAAGTTTAAGTTCCTGTCTTGGTGATGTTCTGGCTTTTCCGTTTTGATTCTTGATTTTTCAGATAGTTAGCTACCTTCATTTCCATTGCGGCAATGTAGGCGCGAACGTCATGATCAACCCAACTAGGCTCCGTAGCATTTCCAGATAAGAGGAAAGCCACAATTGCTCTTTTTTCATCAGAGGCGGCTTGATAAAGGCTGTTTATGTCTAAAAGTTCACTTTTTGTATCTGAAGTGGATGGGGTTGGTATGGGGTATTCGTTAAGCCCCCAATGCTCTGGACCAACCACATCAGAAAAGAAACGCCATAGTTCTGGAAGTTTGTCTTTACTTATCGAACCTTTCTTAATCCAGTCATGGATTGATGGTGGTTGGACTTTGAAATGACGTGCGATTTCCGCCTTTGATTTGACGGCTCCTGATGCAATTTTTTTGTTAATGGCCTGCTCTATCGCTCGGCCTAAGTCTTTACCACTAAGCATTGCTTAATAGTCTCCTATGCGCATCGCGTTAGGCAATCCCTACTCTCGAAGCGTTAGGCATAGCCTATTGACAATCGCATTAGGCTAAGCCTAATATTATTGTGTGTTTTTTGGAGTTCATTCGATGAAAAAAGATAACTATTCATTCAAACGAGCTTGTGCTGTTGTCGGTGGGCAATCAGCAATGGCTAGGCTTTTAGGTGTATCTCCTCCAAGCGTAAATCAATGGATCAAAGGTGTACGTCAGTTGCCTGCTGAGAGATGTCCTGCGATTGAACGAGCAACAAAAGGTGGTGTCCTGTGTGAAGAACTTCGTCCTGATGTTGATTGGACATACTTACGACGCTCGTCATGTTATTCGCAGAATATGTCGATGAAGCAACCAAATGACGAAAACGATCATACCCGAAGCATCAAGAGGCAAATGATTCATGAAAATCAAACATGAGCACATCCGCATGGCGATGAATGCCTGGGCATATCCTGATGGTGAGAAAGTTCCGGCAGCTGGAATAACCCAGGCTTATTTTGAGTTGGGTATGACGTTCCCAGAACTGTATGACGACAGCCATCCGGAAGCCCTGGCTCGCAATACCCAGAAAATTTTCCGCTGGGTAGAGAAAGACACCCCTGATGCAGTTGAAAAAATTCAGGCGTTGTTACCAGCGATCGAAAAGGCAATGCCACCTTTGCTGGTGGCCAGAATGCGCAGCCACAGTTCAGCTTATTTTCGGGAGCTGGTGGAGACGCGGGAGCGACTGGTGAGAGACGCTGATGATTTTGTCGCAGTGGCAATCGCCGGTTTCAATCAGATGAACCGTGGTGGCCCGGCAGGAAATGCTGTGGCAGTGCATTGAGTGATAATAGCCATATCGAATCGCTTCCGGCAACTCGTGAGTAAAAAGATTCGGTATCAGAAGAGGTGAGTATGGCTAACGCCTGGCTCAGATTATGGCATGACATGCCAAATGACCCTAAGTGGCGAACAATTGCCAGGGTGTCAGGGCAGCCAATTGCAACAGTGATGGCAGTGTATATCCACCTCCTGGTGAGCGCGTCACGAAATGTCACGCGAGGTCACATTGATGTCACGACAGAAGATTTGGCAAGTGCGCTCGACGTGACAGAAGAGGTAATTGATTCAATTTTGCAGACGATGCAGGGGCGGGTACTTGATGGTGATTTAATCACTGGATGGGAAAAACGCCAGGTGCTTAAAGAGGACAACGGCAATATTTCGCAAACCGCAAAATCTCCTGCAGAGCGCAAGAGGGCGCAGCGAGAGAGGGAAAGAAAGCGGGAACAAAATGGCGATTGTCACGGCGCGTCACGAAATGTCACGCACATGTCACGACGAGTCACGACAGATAAAGATACAGATAAAGATACAGATCAAGAAGATCAAAACACTATGGTCCATGGCGTAAAAAACGCCACGAACCAGGCAGGGGATGTTCAGACCGTCAACCCTGGTCAGCCAGCAGGCACGACACCGGAAGCCGATTCAGCGTATGCGCTGAAAGCCGATTCGGGCGCTGTGCAGCAGGTGATGACCGCAAGGCCGGAGCAATCACACCAACTGCAGCAGCCCGAAGCCGATTCCGCCATTCAGCGGGAAGCCGATCGGGTAGTCCCGGAAAACACCGGGCAGTCTGTGGGACGAGTGGATTATCCGGATGTGTTCGAACAGGTCTGGCGGGAATACCCGTTGCGTGCCGGGGCAAACCCGAAGAAATCCGCTTTCAGTGCCTGGAAGGCCAGATTACGCGAGGGGGTGCCACCAGAGGCCATACTGGATGGTGTGAGGCGTTACGCAAGATACCTGGCGGCTACCGGGAAAACGGGAACGGAATTTGTTCAGCGAGCGACGACGTTTTTTGGACCGGACCGGAATTTTGAAAACCCCTGGTTGCTCCCGGTAAGCGGTACGAACAACCAGCGTTGTGTGAATCATATTTCTGAACCGGATACCGAAATTCCGCCGGGATTCAGGGGGGGATGTGGCATGAAAAACATTGCGGCAGCCGGGGTTCTTGAACGTATTCGCAGACTTGCACCACAGGCGTCGGTTCCACCGTACCGGACGGTGGAGGAGTGGCGGGAATGGCAACTTGTTGAAGGACGAAAACGCAGCGAGGAGATTAACCGCCAGAATCACCAGTTGCGGGTGGAAAAAATCCTGAATCGTTCGGGCATCCAGCCTCTGCACAGCAAATGCTCGTTTGCGAATTATCAGGTGCAGAACGACGGGCAAAAATACGCGCTGAGCCAGGCCAAATCCATAGCTGACGAACTGATGACCGGGTGCACGAATTTTGTGTTCAGCGGTAAAACCGGCACCGGGAAAAATCACCTTGCAGCGGCGATGGGTAACCGGCTGATGGCGAAGGGGCGCAGCGTGATTATCGTCACCGTGTCTGATGTCATGAGCGTGTTGCATGACAGCTACGACAACGGCAAATCCGGGGAAAAATTTTTACAGGAGCTTTGCAGTGTTGATTTGCTGGTCCTGGATGAAATAGGCGTTCAGCGGGAGACGAAAAACGAGCAGGTGGTATTACACCAGATAATTGATCGCCGGACAGCATCACTGTGCAGTGTCGGGATGTTAACAAACCTGAATCATGCCGCAATGAGTACACTTCTTGGTGAGAGGATTATGGACCGCATGACCATGAACGGTGGTCGATGGGTGACGTTTAACTGGGATAGCTGGCGTCCAAATGTCAGCAATATGAGGGTTGTGAAGTAATTTTGTCCGGAGGAAATTTTAATGGAAACCGTATCTGACGCACTGAAAGCACTGAAAAAAGCCTCTTCACATGTGGTGGCAGCTCGCCTTGGAATCAGTCGTGAAGAGGCTGTCAACGAGCTGTGGGAACTCAAAAGAAATGGCGTCGTTGATAAAACTGGTCACACCTGGTTTCTGGCTGGCGAAGGTGAATTCCGGGTAACCGAAGAGCGGCCAGTAAAATCTGAAGCACAGGATATGCTGACCGGGGAGGTCGAACAAAAAGTTACCGCAGACATGATGATTGAGTTTATCGGTCAGGATGGGGCTAAAACGTGTGAGGAACTGGCGGGTAAGTTCGGTGTCAGTACTCGCAAGGTTGCTTCCACGCTGGCGGTGGTAACCGCAACGGGGCGGCTGGCACGCGTTAATCAGAACGGTAAATTTCGTTACTGCATGCCGGGCGATAATTTACCAGCAGAGCCGAAAGCCGCGCTGGTAACGGAAAGTGATGGTAAGGCCTTTCCTCAGCCAGCAGGTGCTGCGTTACCAGTCCGGGAAGCCGCAACACAGGAAGAAATTAAAACAGAAACTGTGGCGGACATTGTGCAGCCGTTGCCATCGTTTACCGAAACGCAAGCAGATGAGCTGATTTTTCCGTCCCTTCGCAGGGCAAACCTGGCGCTGCGCAGGGCGAAAAGTGATGTTCAGAAGTGGGAGCGAGTCTGCGCCGCGCTGCGGGAGCTGAACAAGTGCCGGGATATTCTCCGGGATATTACCGCCACCAGAGAACAGCAGCGGTGAGTGGGTGGAAGACGTGGTGCCGGGCGGAAATCATGATACTCCGGCAGTGTGCGGGAACGATGAAGGTAAAAAGCGTTGGCGCACTTATCGGACGAACTGAAGCGGCAGTGAGAACGAAGGCACGGGAGCTGGGCATCAGCATGATGTTACGTGGTGATTTTCACCCGTCGGCAAAATATTCTCAGCGTGATATTGAGCTGGCGCGGCAACTGCATCAGAGAGGCATGCAAAGAAGGGAAATTGCCAGAAAATTAGGCATGCCGCTGCGCATAGTGAATAACTACGTTTATTTCGACAGGAGGGTGTCTGCGTGAAAATCCTGTATCAGGATTACGGCCCGGTGGGGCAGGTGGTTATCAGCAGTACTGTAATGGAGTTTCGGAAGCATAACCGTGTGGTGGATGCTGTGCTGTTAACCTGTCCGGGGATATCGGCGAGTCGTGCAGGTGTGTTTATTATGAAGACGAAATTATATGGCAGTAAGGCGTGGATAAAGAAGGCGTATCGTGTAGCGTTGCAGGAGGTTAACAGTGAGTGAAATTAAAGAAATGCCGGTAGTTCGTGACGGATATGGCAACTGGACACATCCTGAATATGAAAAATTCTGTGATGGTCGGGAATATATTTCAACGGAAGAGTTTAACGCCTGGATGGAGGAAAATAATCTTCAATACGTCCTCTGCTTCAGAGATGAAGGATGTGCTGACCTTGATGCGTGTGATGCTGATATTTCTGCATGGGAACCGGAACGACCAGAGGGCGATGGCTGGTTTATTGGTTCCATTCATGATACGGAAGATGGCCCGGTTGTGTCTGGTTGCGAAATAAGGCTGAAGCATAAAGGCGATAAACCAACTAACAACTAAATACTGAAGATTTAAATCAGAAACGATTTTTATTAAATCCTTAACCGGAGGGATTCCTGCACCCTCAGAACATCAGGAGGCCGCCCGAAAGGGCGGTAAGAAATGAAACATTATTTAGAAAAAAATTACCCACGAAAGAGCAGAGCAACAGAGTTTCTGTTTTTCATTCTGTTTATAGTGTTGATGATACCGATATCCCCGCTATTACTGGTCTGGATAATTGGAAGGACATTTGAACCAGTTATTGAGCTATATACCGATGTGACATGGGAATCATTCAGCGCACTGCACAATAAAATTAATCCGTATAAGGAAAACTGATATGAGCACTATTACCAGAGAACGCGCGGAGATTAAATCATACATCACAGGCTTCCTGAGCGACTCGGCGCACGATAACAAGTCTTCAGACAGCCTGCTGGCTAATGTGTTTCGTATCGCGCTGGCATCACTGGAAGCAGAGCCGATAGCAATGGTAGTGCCTGATGAAATGGATTTGCTTACCTGCCATCTCGACGGTGTAACTAAAACATATGCTGATGGCTGGAACGCCTGCCGCGTCGCCATGCTTCAGGCCGGAAACTTTCGGGAAAATAAGAATTCGTCAACCAACAATTTTCGGGAAATCTCGGAAACGTCAACCAGATCTCCGATAACTCTGGATGGCTGGATAAGCTGTACTGAGCGAATGCCTGAAAAGAGCCAGAACGTGCTTATTTCGATGAATATCGATAGCGAGGCTGGGCCATTAATATATTCCGCACGCTATCTCGGAGGCACGTTCCGGCGCGGAGGTATAGCAGTTAGTCCGGGTAATGATCTTAGGCAAGCAACCCACTGGATGTCGCTACCAGAACCGCCGCAGGAGGTGAATCAATGACCTGGCCTGAAGCATTCACAACGGTAGGAATTGCGATGGCGGTGGCGCTGGTGGTGTATTCGATTTGCCGCTGGGGATAAAAACGGTTTGCGGGAAAAGGATAGTTAAGTAGAATTGCTGCGGGTGCTTGAGGCTATCTGCCTCGGGCATGAACACCAACGGCAGATAGAGAAAAGCCCCAGTTAACATTACGCGTCCTGCAAGACGCTTAACATTAATCTGAGGCTCAATCCATGCTGAACACATGTAGGTTAGCCTCTTACGTGCCGAAAGGCAAGGAGAAGCAGGCTATGAAGCAGCAAAAGGCGATGTTAATCGCCCTGATCGTCATCTGTTTAACCGTCATAGTGACGGCACTGGTAACGAGGAAAGACCTCTGCGAGGTGCGAATCCGAACCGGTCAGACGGAGGTCGCTGTCTTCGTAGACTACGAATCTGAGAAGTAAGAGACCAGGCGGGGGAGTAATCTCCCGCCACCTCTGATGTGTCAGGCATCCTCAACGCACCCGCGCTTTACCATACTGAAAATGCTGTTTGAATGTTCATCTCTGAAAGAGGACTATGAATGAAAAAGGTATTGATTGCAGCACTTATTTCCGGTGTGTCTTTTGGCGCTTTTGCACAGCTGGGTGGTTTCCAGGGGCCAGAAGCAGAGCGTTCAACAGTAGCGCAGGCAAAAGAACTGAAGGATGATGCATGGGTTATCCTTGAAGGGAGCATCGTTAAAAAAGTGGGTGATGAACGTTATGAGTTTCGTGACAATAGCGGGACAATTGTCACGGATATTGATGACAGCGTATGGGCCGGGCAGAATGTTTCTCCGAAAGACAAAGTAAGAATTGAGGGTGAAATTGATAAAGACCTGAGCAGTGTTGAAGTTGATGTAAAGGCACTGAAATTATTAAAGTAACCGCCCCTGCTTGTTAAGCCCGTCTTACTGACGGGTTTTCTGTTTGTACATTCCGGCGTATTGCCTTACAATTCGCGCAGTCAGCCTGAACAACTGACACCTGCTGTCACCGGAGAATCCGATGACACAACACATAAAATCCCACAATTCTGAAGCCGACCCGGAAATTAAGCAGGGGAGGCGTTTTCGTGCGCCTCAGTATGGCTGGTTTCACTATCTGTTCTGTACGATCGATGAGGCAGATATGCTTCAAGAGGCGTATCTGCGTCGCGGTGTCCGTGTGGAGCGGAGTCTGAACGCTGATCGTCTGACCTGGACCGTTTCTGTATATCTTCCTGTTCGTGCACATCTGCCACGGACACATGCCTGCTACCGTCAGCGCGTCTGGAGGTAATGTGCGGGTATTACTTCGACCTGTTCTGGTTCCGGAACTCGGGCTGGTGGTCCTTAAGCCCGGTCGTGAATCATTGCCAGTTTTTCATCGCGGCAGGGTGCTGGTGGAGCCGGAACCGAAAAACATGCGGGCGCTGCCATCTGGAGCGGTTCCTACTGTTCGCCAGCCGCTGGCGGAAGATAAATCACTGCTGCCATTTTTCAGCGATGAGCGGGTGATTCGTGCAGCTGGCGGCGCTGGTGCACTGTCTGACTGGTTATTACGTCACGTGAAATCCTGCCAGTGGCCACACGGCGATTATCATCACAGCGAAACCGTTATTCACAGTTACGGTGCTGGCGCAATGGTGTTGTGCTGGCACTGCGACAACCAGCTGCGCGACCAGACCTCCGAATCACTTGAGCAACTTACTCAACAAAATCTGACAGCCTGGATGATTGACGTCATACGCCATGTAATGAATGGCACGCAGGAGCGGGAATTATCGCTGGCTGAATTATCCTGGTGGGCAGTCTGCAATCAGGTGGTGGACGCATTACCTGAGGCAGTATCGCGTCGCTCTCTGGGATTACCGGCGGAAAAAATCCGCTCCGTATACCGTGAAAGCGACATCATACCGGGAGAACAGACCGCCACCAGCATACTGAAGCAGCGCACAAAAAATATTGCGCTACCGCCTCACACCCACCAGCAACAGAACCCACCACAGGAAAAGACGGTGGTCAGCATTGCCGTTGATCCGGAGTCTCCGG